ACAGTTCAACCTACGATAGAAAGCATAGCTCAAAAAATAAAAGAGCTAAGTCCACAAGTTGTTGTAATAGATTACATCGACTTAATAGACCCCGGCCCATCTAAAAGAGGAGAATATGAAGGTATTAGATATATAAGTCACAGCTTATCTAACATGGCTGTAAATAATGATTTGATAATAATACAATTATCACAAGTAAGTAGAGAATATAGTAAAAATGATGTATTAGACCTGTATGCGGGTAAGGGAAGTGGAGCTATTGAAAATGCCTCTAGGAAAGTTTTAGGCATTAATGGTCAAGCAAAAGACCCTATAAAATACTTGTCGTTATTTAAAAACTCTGATGGTGAACTATTTGAAGACATACCTTTAAGATGGAGACCATCATTTAGATTAAGGAGAGACTATGAGTGACCTTTCAATTAAGAAAAGACAAACGGCTAAGGAATTAGTTGGTGAATATATGGATGTTGTTCTAGACTTAGCAATGACAGACATTGATGAACCTGAAAATCAAAATATAATTCTAAAGCTAGAAGAAAAAAGAGACGCATTACAGATTAAAATGAAAGACAAAGTCCAATCTATTGATTATTTCTCTCAAAATATAAAGGAAAGAGATTATTTGTTATCTGCTGAAATAGAAGCTCATAAAGATGAGGTAAGTAGATTAAGAAATAGACAAAAAGCATTAACTGCTACTAGTGACTATTTAAACAAAGTATTACTTCCTTTAATAATAGAAGAAATAGGTGACCAGAATGGAGTCTTAGAAACAGATACCGCAAGGTATAAACTATATGAAACATATGGCTCTGTGATTGTAACCGATCACGATAAGATACCAGATGCTTTCATAAAAACAAAGATAACTCAAAGTGTAGATAAAGCAAAGCTAAGAAAGGAATGTATGAAATCAGCAACTGCTGGAGAAGACATGCCTAATGGAGCTACAATAATGAAAGTTAAAAGAGTAAAAAGGTCATAATGGGATACATTATAGATATTAAACATAGTAAGAATGCTATAAACATAACATTTTTTACTATACTATCAATTGGTTTTGTATTTTATAATGCAGAACCTAATGATGAGTCCCAATTTGACTTTTTACTAATACAACTACAACTTTGGAAGTTACAAATCTCAATAGAGTTAGGAGTACATAAATGAAACTATTTTACAATCCTTTTAAGAAGAAAAGAAAAGTTCCAATCTGGGATAGACTCAGAGAACTTAGTAATTTTACTTGGAAAAATAGGACTATGATAGATAAATTAGATAATGAACTTAATAGCCTTATAAAGACACAAAATGAAGTCTTATTAATGCTTGAACAATTAAATAAGCCCAAGAAAAGAGGGAGACCTAGAAAAAATGGCTAATATAGGTGGAGATAAAGCCAATATAGATTGCTCAAATTGTGGAGAAACTAATACTACTTTTGAAGAATATGGAGATTCTTCTAGTGATATTAGTGCATTAGGCATAGTCTGTGAAGACTGTGACTATGAAGAAACTCCATATGAACTAAATGGTCGATATGAGTAAATAAAACCTAGGGAGTCTTGCTATCTTCTCCACATACCGTATGCTAAACCAGCATTCATAAGCAAGGCTCCCTATTATTAGGAGGAATAATGAGTACCTTACAAGATTTAAAAGATGTTGAAAATACAGCTAAATTATTAGTAGATAAATTTGATGGAACTGTTAGTGATGCTAATGGAACATTTGAAATGAGAAATACTAATAGGATAGATAAGGCACAAATAAAAGCCGAGGAGTATTTAAAAAAAGCTAATATAGTATATAAGAATATAGGCTTTGATAGTAAAGAAGATAGGATACCAACTCAAGTTTGGTTTAAAACACCTGAATTTTTAAGATGTATGCCTGATATGTTTATATTAAATAAAAACAATGATTTTAACTTTTTAGAAATAAAAGGTTGCAGGGATAATGCTAAATTTAAAATGTCAGATATACTACAATATAGCTTATGGAATGGTATAGCACCAGTTTATTTCTTTATATTAGATGTTACTAATGATGAAACTTTCTTATTAAGTTTTGAATCATTAATGGAGAGATTGGATATCTCTTCAATAAATAAATATGAAGATAATAATAAGGTATACTTTTCATACCCTACATCTATGTTGTCTGACTATAAGAGAACTATTAAATGAGAAAGATTAGACCATATAAAGGTAAAGATAAAAAAGATATAACTAATATGTCACCTAGGAAAAGAAAGGCTCTTGAAACTTTTTGCCTTCAATTGGGTAAACAAAAGTTTAAACCAAGAAAGCCTAAACATCCTAGTATTAAAATACCTGTAGGTATGGAATATAAAAAGTGAAGAAAGAGGATTTTAAAAAAGTACTAGTACCTGTACATGGTACCTTTTGGCAAAAGGCTTATAAAAAGCTATTGCGTAAGATAAGTACATTAAAATCCTCTTTAAAGAGACGCTCTATTGAATCAGATGTTGTATTTGATATGGAGCTAATCCAGTTAAAACAGATGTTTTTAGCATGTTATGGAAAGAAGTGTAGATACTGCACAAAAGTTCTAACATATAGAAACATAGCATGTGACCATATTATTCCTTTAACAAAAGGAGGAGATAGTACAGAAGAAAATCTCCAATTAATATGTAAAACATGCAACACAAGAAAAGGGCCGCTTGATGAAAAGGATTTTAATTTACTAGTTGATTTAGTATTAGAATTACCTGAAGAATTAAGCACCTATGTAATGAGAAAACTAGCCAAAGGAGGCAGATATTGAAGATAATAAATCTAAAAGATGCAATTAAAGATATTGATCCTGAATCTGAAATAGAACATGAAATGACCTATAGAAGGGGATATATTCATGGGTATGATTCAGGAATAGATGATATGAGAGCGTTTGATACTAAAAAGGTTATAGGCTTTTTTGATAATATGTTAAGAAAGTGGCGTTATGGTAAAAAACCTTTTAAGTTAACCTTTCAAATACCACCTAATATAGATGAAGAGGTAAAAAATGCAAATAATTAAAGATTACTTAAGCTCTCCAGCAGTTCCAGTAGTAAGAACAAAGAAAGTTGGTAGAAGTTCAGACTTATATTTAAAGTATTGCAAAAAATGTAATATGGTCTGGGAAAAAATCACAAGAATAGGTGGAAACTCAAACAAAAACAAAGTAGCATACTATGAAAATTTTCCTACATATGGAAAAACTCGAAAAGTATGTAAAAAATGTAAATAATATTTTAAGGGGGCACAATATAACAAACAAACTTATGAAAGGACTACTTGTTATGTGGAACTATCATGAGGTTGATAAATGAAGTATTGCTTGGTTGGCACCGCCCCCTAAGTATTAAAAGGAGCTATTATGTCAAAATTAAAAAACTCAACTGCCACAGTCAAACTAACATACGATGAGCTATATGAATTAGGGATGACTTTAGATTCTAAATTAGGTAAGTTCTTTGGTGAATTATCTAATCAATTAGAAAAAATGGTAGATGAAGACAACGAAAAAGAAGTTCAACAAAGGGGGCACCAATCTTGCGAGATTGGAGTCAACTGTGACTGACAAATCACAAGCTTTAAAACATTGTGCGAATTGGAATGTAGGAAAATGTTCAGGAGTTCTTTTTATAAAAGGACAAGACTCTGGGCAAATATATCAAAGAATACATAATGAATATCAAGGAAAAGAGTGCTTTGTTGATACAAAAGAAGGATGTACTTATTTTAAAAACTGTGTTAAACCTGTAATAGGTTAACTCCATAAGGCAAAGGGGGGACTATAGCTCTCTGTCCCCTCTTCTTCTTTTTTAAAAAATCTGTCAGTATAGCCAGCAAATTTTACAAATTTTATATAAAATCAATAAAAACTATTCTTCATCAGACATTGCATAACCAAGAAGACCAGCTCCTGCTATTCCACCAGCTCCTGAAGCCGCAATGTGAAGTCTGTTACTATTAAAGTGATTTCTATAACCCTCATACCCTTTAAACCTTTTTGGGTTTTTTACTATTTCATCGTATTCTTTAAACATACTAGCTCTATTCATTTGTTCGGTTTTTGAAAGAGGATTGTATCTAGATAAATAATTTATTTGTTCTTTTTTCGGAGCATCAAATATACTAGGTTTTTCCAAAACACCAGCTTTTCTTTTAGCAATTTGTTGACTCTTATAATTTCTTGCATCTTCGTAAACATCTATAGCTTTTTTAGGAGTTGGAGTATTTATATCAAAATCCTCTTCTATCATATTTTTTTCTAAATCTTTTTTAGCACGAGGAATAGATATTTTTCTACTCCTACTTATATTTAAAGTATTCTGACCTTGAGCTTCTGCTGAAAATCCAAATAAATCTGGTCTATCAGAGGCTGATAACTTTATACTCTTTGGGTCTTTTTTAGACCATTGCATAATTCCTTTATAACCACCCCAGTCGTATCTAGCTTTTATTGAAGGAGACATTATAATATTTAAACCCTCTCTTGACTCCATTACTTGAATACCTTTACTTTCGAAAGCTTCTCTTACTTGTTCTTTTGAAAGATTTTTCCATCCCCTTGTTCGACCTATATTTTCAACTTCAATCATTCCTCTATAAGCTCTTCTATCAAATTGAATACCTCTTAAGACATCACTGGCTGGTATATCTTTATATACAGCAAACTTATTATAAAGAATAGGCTTTTTTGTCCAACCTTGACCTAGTAAAATTAATTCTTCATCGCTATGAATACCTTCATCTAAAACCTGCCTTCTAGTTTTCATTTCTACTAATTTACCTTTTGCTGTGCCCCTCTTTCTATTAATATAGTTGTTAAGGCCTTTATATGGCATTTTATTAGTATACATCATAGTGTTTCTAAAATCATTAGTTAGTTTTTCATGAACTTTCTTCTCAGCTGTTTTTATAGCATTTCTAGCTTGTAAAAAGGTCATGTCACCATTTTTAAATCTTTCTAAAGATGTTTTCCTTACAAAACGAGCCTGATCATGGATGTCTTTTGTTATTCTAGAAATACCAGTTTTTCTAAAAGCAAATGATTGAGAAGGACTAATCCCTTGACCTATTAATCTTGCAGTTCCTTTAACTCCTTCTTTAGCACCAAGCCCAAGTTTCTTAACTTGACCTACTCCTTTACCATAAAACCCATCAAGGAAGTTGTTCATACTAGCTACAAAAGCGTTTCTAGCTCTTCCAGCACCGAATAATAAAGCTCTACTTCCACTAACGGCAGATGCGGCCATTAAACCTATACTAGCATAATGTAGTAGGTTATTTTGAAAATCGTTATTTTTTGGTTCTTTATTTTCAGTCATTAGACACCTGAAAAGTATTCAGAAGCCTGCATACCCGGAGGTTTCCAGAATTCAGTTCCTTTTTCCTCTTCTTCCTCTCTTTTTGAAGTCATTCTTTTAGTTGCTACTACTGGTATGCCAGTTAATTTGTCAATACCATAATAAGGATTATCAGTTAATCCCCCGGGGCCAACAAGGTCTCTTGCCAACCTTCCAAAAGGAAACATTGTCCAAGCATAATAATTACCCATCTTTTCCCAATCCCCATTTATTAAGCCATTTAAAATAGGCCCAGACAATCTAAATGAAGGAGGAGTTATTAATTGTAACGGAGCTACTGCTGTAGGATATGCCCCAAAAAAGGCTCTATCCCTATCTTTTTCATTACCAAACAACCAATCACCTAAATCTTGAAACCAAGCATAAGGTTGAGGCATCTGTGATCCAAATAATGAATACATAAACATTGAACCCAATGCCAAAGAAACCATATCTGATACCATTAATCTTTTAAATCTATCGTATTCAGCTGAATGAGGCTTTATACCATAAATGTCAGCTTCCCTAAGAACTTTATTTCTAAATCTTACACTATTCCAAGCCCATAATTGAAATCTTGTCATTAATTTTCCCATAGCTGTCCCTGCAAACATAGGTCTAAAAGGAACACTATATAAAAATTGAGTTGACTTAACCCCTCTTTTACCAAGCTCGATTAAGAATGGGTGGTCTTTTTCAAGTATACCACCACCTAATTTGTCTCTAGCTTGTATATAATGAGCTATAAAAGAATCTCTACGCAATGCTCTTTCAGGAAGAGACATAAATTTACCTGCAATATCCATCATACTTTGTGTAAAGCCATGTCTTTTCATTAAGTCTCTCATCTTAACATCAGGAAGGTCAGGGTCTTTCTTTATAGATTGTTTAAAATCTCTTAAGAATGAATTCCATTTTTGTCCAGTTAATTTTGGGTTGGCACCAACTTCACGAATTATAAATTCTTCGATGATGCCTAGCTCTCTAACCCAATTATTAACATCGTCCCAAGTTTTAAACTTTGAATCAATATTTCTTCTTAAGAAATCAAGGTCTTTAGCCTTTCTAAAATTATTCCACCCTGCATTTATCACTGTTAATGTTGAACCCCCTATATAGTTACCAACACTAGATTTAGGGTGAGCAAGTAAAGTAGCAAGTGAATACTTGGCTTCTGCATTTCCTATGTTTATAACTGTTTGTGCATCTATACGACCTAAGTCTTTAAGCTCTGGTGGTAAATCCTTACCAACTAGATTTAATTTTTTAGCTATCTTATCAAATCTTTGAGCTACCATGTTGTCAGCGAACGCACTATATAAAGTACCTTTGATATTCATATTCTTATCTTCATACATCTGACTTGGTATAATAGAAGGGAACCCTAATGCTTGTTGTGAATAAAGTTTAAAAAAGTTCATCCAGCTTGTTTTTAAATCAGCTGGCATATCCTTATGTTTATTAGCAAATTTTACAATAGTTTCACGAGCCATAAGCTGACCAACTTGTCTATACAACATCCTGTTAATACTATTACTATACTCAAGATAAGCTTCAGGACTCATACTCCAGCCATCTATATGATTTTCTCTTGAGAATTGATTACCTATTTTACCTGTATTTTCAAACCAAGCTATCTGTTCTTTAACATCTTGTTTCTTTTGATGTCTTATAATAGCGTCTGTTACAGTTTCCCAAGCTTCATTTTGAACATCCATCTCTACAAAATCACCAGTTAATTGCTTAGTTTGCATATATACTTTAGCTATTTTTTGTTTCTTTTCTTTTTCAGGAAGGTTACTTTCCCAGATAGTTTTAATTTTCTTTCTTAAATCACCAGTGACTATACCTCTTTCAAACATTTTAGATACATGTGGAAAATATCCGAATAAAGCTTTTTTATCTCCTACATAACCTTCATATCCTAATCTACCTGTTTCCATTAAAGGCATTCTTGTTAATGATGAACTAGCACCATTTCTAAGTGTCTTTCTTATTGGGCTTTTATCACCAGCTAATCTTTCTGCGTGTCTTAATTGCTGTATTTGAAAACTTAATATAAGCTTACGCATCCCATCTACTCCAATTTTACTTTCAGGTAGTGGTTTTCCATGTTTCATATGCTCAATAAAGAAGTCTATTACTTTTTTTCTATTATAGATTGGTATTTCTGTCTTATATCTAGTACCTGATGCATCAACACCTTCTATATAATCTATATTACCTTTAGAATCTTTTGTAGCAAATTGATTCATAAAATCTGAATCTCCAGTGAGTTTTACATGGTTTTCTTGATTTTTTACAGCTACTAAATCTTGTATTTCTTTAACAACTTCTCTGGCTGGTTTTCTTTCTCCACCTACCATAGTTAGAAGTCTTTCTTGGTTTTTATCCCAATCTATTTTATCACGCCATTCTTTATATCTCTTTTCATATGTTTGAGCATATTGTTCAGATATTGCATCTCCATTTTTAGCCTTTTGCCTTAATCTAGGAACTTCATGCTGAGCTTCTGCATCAGCAATAGCATACCACCATAAGTCTTCACCCAGTTCTGTCCCCATATATTTTTCTGTTTTTTCTGCCCATCTTCTCTCTTCTTTTTGAGTCTGCATAGTACCTAATTCTTGAGAAAGGTATATATGATTTTGAATCTCACCCATCCAACCTTGTGCAGTTTTAGATTTACCAGTGATCCAATTGCCATACTTATCTTTAAATATAGTTTCAGATTCATTCCATTCTATTTCGTGTCTCATTATATCACGCTCAATAGCCTCTGGAAACATGTGATAATATCTTTTAGCTAACTTTGGAAATTTACCCTTAACCTTTGCAAATGTTTTTTGAAACCAAGTGCCTTCTCTATGGCTCTTAAATATATTATTCACAACCTTCCAGTCACTAGCCTTCATTGTATTGATATCTTTATTTACCATATCCCTTACAATAAGGTGTAGGTTTTCAGCGGTTTTAGGGCCGTAGTATTCTAAATGGTCTCTTAATTCATTATATAAATTAGTCATAGACTTATCTAATTTCCCTTCTCTCAAGCCTTCAAAGGGAGCATATTCATCTAAATACTTTTTTGTTTCCTTGCTATAATCTCTAGCATTTATAGCAAGGCCTTCTGTTCTTTTACCCTCTTTGTCAAATAAGGGTTGTTTTTTACTTTCTGCTTCAAGATTTTCTATTATCTTTTCAGCATTTTCTATCGGTGCTTCTTTAGGTTTCATTGAATTAAAGGCTTCATCCATAATATCAAGCTGTCGCCTTATCATATAATCACTAACCTCTCTTGATGCGAATCCCACTTTACTAAATTTTGAATTATTTAACATCTTTTTTCTTTGCTCAAGATATCTTAAAGCAGAGTTTTTTGTTTTACCCGCTGGTAATTTAGAAATACCTTTTTCTAATTTACTAACAAACTCAGGGTCACCTTTTTGCCAACTAGATATTAAGAGTGCATCATATAAGTCTCTCCAAGCTTGAGGCTTATTCTCTTTATCTCTTGCAATTAAGTTATCAACTTGACGCTGATCCATTTCTGCTGAAACTCTTTCACCAGCAGAGGTTTTTTCAATTTCTAATATTCTTTCTTTTTCAGCTTGACTTAAATCTAGCTTTTCTAATTCATCAATGCTTTCTCTTTCTCTATCTAACTTAGATTTTGTTTGAGCTTTCTCATCTGCTAATCTTGCTATCCTACTAAACTCTTCTTTAGATATAGTATCTTTTGCCCACACATCATTTATTAGTTTAACACTTGCAAAATCCCCAAGGTCTTCAGATACAAACTCTGATGCTTGCCTAACTAAGTTATCTATAACTTCAGCTCTTTCTCTTTTTGTACTAAGCTTATGAAGAATACTATAAATATCATCTTGAGTCAATTTCTTTGACATTTCAGACCTTTTTGGACTTAATAGGTCTGCCCATTCTGCTTTAGATTGAGTTGTATCAGGAAAAAATCTTTCATTATGAGGATTAGAATCGTACAAACTTTTAATCTTTTTAATAAATAAATCTGGTGCAGAAGATATAAACTTTTTCCATCTAATATCATTATCTAGTAACCTATTTCTTTGGTCAAAATCCCACAATCTATTTTCTCTAACCATTCTTATAGGTCTTTGTTGCCCTACTACTAGGCTTTCTCTACCTAGACTTTCTTTTATTAGCTGATATTCAGGGTTTTTTAGCATTTCATTTAAATTTCTATACCACAAATCTAATTTTGGCTGACTTACCCTATGTAAAAAGGAGTCAGTCCAGTCAACAGGGGTTACTAATTTTGCTATCTTACCATAAAATGTTACATCTGTTCTTTTTTCTGGGCCTATTTGAGGTAAATCTTCTGACTTTACCATTCTATCTCTAAACTCTGGGTAAGTATACATGCTATGAGTTCTTAGATTTCTACCAAATCCAGCACTATTTATACCAGACATTGTACTAAGAACAATACTTCTTTTTTTATTAGCTTCTATATTATCATTGCCAAAAACCCAATATCCTTTTTCACCTTTTTTCTTTACAAAGTTCTTTACATCGAATAAACTATCATAAACTTTATCAAAAAATACATCCATATCTTTTAAACCAGCTTCATCCATTGGGTCTGATGCTAAGGCAACTGATGCTCTAGCTCTTTTTCTAAACTCCTTTAAATCCTTGTTACTTGTTTTAGGCTTTATAGTTATAAAACTATTCTTACCCGTTCTTACTTTTAATTCTTTTAAGTTTTTACTTTCTAAATAGGTACGGATATGATTATATGTAGCAAGTATAGTAGCTCTATTTACAACAGCAGGGCCTAACATTGCTCTACCTTCGTATGCACCCTTACTTGCTTGCATTCTCATTAAAGGAGAATAACGAAGAGTAGGGCTTTTAATTCTTTGTAATGTCTCAGGATCGCTTTCAGCTAACATTTTTCTCATTTCAGGTGGCTTGTTATGAGCTACAATGTCGTTCCCATCTTTATCCTTTGTATAAAACTCTTTCTTTTGATTATTGTATGCATCTTTCCATTCATTTTTAAATCCATACTTTTCTCCACCAAAAAAGATAGTAGCTTTATCGCCGTCTAAATCAGCCCCTCCTAAGGCTTCCATAGTTCTTGGATGTGTAATACTCCCAAATCCTTTTCTGCCCGTAAAACCCCTAAATTGGAGCTTATGAGCACCACTGAGTGAGTCCATAGGAACTCTTACGCCTACACTAGAGAATATGTCTTCATACATTTCCCTAGTTCCTTTATCCATATTCCTATATCTATTTACATATTCATTCCATAATTCACCAAGCTTTTTTACATTACCATTATCCATATGAATAGGGGTATCTCTAAAACCTTCGTCTAAAAAGAAAATATCATCACGGGTTTCTAGCTCTGTTAAATCCCCATATCTTGTTTTAGTTTTTCTAGTATATGGGTCATAGCCTGTCATTCTTGTTGCTACACTATTCTTTAATCTTGGCTTAACAATCTGAGCCATAATATAGTTACGCATAGCGGCCTGTCTGTAGTTGCTACCAACTTTATGTAGTAAAGGAACTAAGGAATCAGGCTTCAACTGTGTCATTCTGTTAAATACACTAGTCCATTCCATAGCATCAAGCTTCATTAGGTGAGCATCCTGTGAAGATATCTCTCCTTCAGCCATTAATTCAGATGTTACATCTTCGTTTATCTTTAATATCTTTTGATAAGCCTTTACAGCAAAGGATTCATTTTTTGAATTAGACATTAAACTTAAAAGCTTCTGGATGCCTACATCTTCTATATTATTTATGACTCTATCTTCTACTTTTTTATTTGTAGGGTCTGCTAATAATTTATCAGCTTCCTTATTCCATTCTTGACTACCTAAGAAAGATTCTCTACTAGCTCTTTGGAATATACTATCAATCATTTCTTGCTTAATAGGTTCATGGCCAAATGGAGTTAGGTTAGATTGCATCTGTTTTGGTAGCCTTTGAGGTTTATAATACTTTTCACTTGTTATTTCTGAAGGAACTACTCTTATATCTTGTATTGGTAAATCATGCATCTCTGGGTCAACAAATATATTTCCATCTTTATCTTTAAACTTTATCTTATTATTGTCCCATTCCCAAGATTGATAATCTTTTCTAGAGCCATATTGTTTTGCGGCACTTTCAGGTATAATCATGTGTATACCCTTCTTACGCATCTCTTGAGCTAAGCCTTCCTGAGCCCCTTTAAACTGATATTTACCAAGTAAGGCCCCATATTCAGGGTTTTTAGAAACTATGAACGACTTATTTACATTACCACTTGTGGGCAATCCCTGTTCAATATTATGTGCCTCCACTATCTCTGGTAACACTATTATTTCACCATCTACTGTATGGACATAATCAGAGGCTTTACTTGATAGATTTGTTTTTTTATTCGGGTCTTTAATTATAACTGCTTTATATCCAGTATCTTCTATATCAAGACCATGTCTATATTTTAATTCATTTGTAATAAATGCTTTATCAGAAGGTAATCCATTTGTAAACCATATCTGACTTCTTTTATTAAAAGCCTTAGCATCTTTTATCATATTAGGAGATTGTAGTTTATTTAAACTATTAATAGATAGGTCAAAGCCATTCATACCTAAGTCATACATAACATTATTTAAATATGATAAATCAAAGGACTCTTCGGCTTCTTTTTTAGTCATTTTACCTTTAGTAAACTTAACCCATCTTTCTTTCTCTTTATTGTATTCTATTTCTGCATTAGGCTCAATCTTTTTTAAGCTAGAAAGTATTTCTTTAGTAACATCTTTTGGAGCATAATCAAAGGTATCAGTATTATTAACTTTGAATTTCATTTTATTTTTTATACTTGGATGTAGCTTTACAAAGTAAAGTCTTTCAGCATCTCCTCTTCCACCCATATAAAAGAAACCTTTTTTATTCATTTGATTAACGGCTTCTGCCATCATTGAATTATATTTTCTTTCTGTTGTTTCTCTTACCCATTTCTTTTGAGACTCTTTCTTTTTAGAATTACTAATACCATCCCACATGCCTTCAGCTTCTAAGTTCTTTACTTGAGATTCAATATCTGTTTTTAAATCTCTTTTTATTTGAGAAAAAGAACGCTCTGAATAATACTTTCCATTATTAGGAACATTGGTTACAAAATGATCAAGCACACTATATACTGGTTCAGTATTTAAATCTGGAACTATTCCTTCATTTTCTTTTGCAAATGACCTAGCGTATTCATCCTCTACAATCTTTGTAGGTTCTCTTAATTCTTTACTATTTCCAGCTAAGTTAACAACTCTAGATTCTAGCTCAGGATTTATTAACTGAACTTGTAATTCTGGGTCTGTGCTTTCAGGCTTTACTTTGTTTATATTAAGTGCAATAGAACCTATAGCAACTGTTTTATTATGCTTTCTAGCATTACCCCATTTAACCCAAAATTGATACTCTGGTGTATCAGGAACAATACCTCTTTTATATACAGTATTTAACCACCCTATCATTCCACTTTTACCATCAACTCCAATAGCTGGATTAGGACTTTCTGGTTTAGCAAGTTCTTCTGATACTATATCATTCCATTTTCTATTAACTCTTCTCCATACATTTTCCATCTCTAACTTAGGGTCTGATGCTCCCTCGTATTGCTCTGTAAGATAATTTTGTATATAATGTTTTGTTTTTGTGAATAAAGCCTCATAAGGCGTACTAACATCAGCTAATTCAGGACTACTTTCACCAGTATTAGCTCTGTCCATACTCTCTGTTAACTCCTCTTCAGGTCTTTTAACTCTTTCTACTGGCTCACCTTTGTATATTTCTTTAGCAACACCTTCAGCTTCTTGCATTGCTTTTTCTCTATTCATCAAATCTCTAGCAACTATATAAGATAATCCTCCACCTTGGGATATTTCAGTTTCTACCATCTCCTTAACAACTGATTTACTTGACCTACTCATATCTTTCCATCCGTCAACTAATTCAGGAACATCTGTACCAATCTCCCCTGTTTCAGGATTTTTGTACTCTGTTTTCATTTTTCTTATATGGTCTAAGGCTCTCCTGTTTTGAACAGCCATTTCATTACTACCAAAAAAAGCACCTAATAGATAATCATATATTTGCTCTTCAGTAGTAGCTCCTCGATATGTTGCAGGTAATCCTTGAAATAAAGCTCCACTTATACCACGCAAAGCTTTTTCATTGATTTGCTCTTTAGTTAAATCTTTTAAAGGAGTACCGGGAATAACAGGTTTAGCACCGGGTACTTTAATTAAATTACCAATAGCTCTAAATCCAGCACCTGCAATAGCACCTCCAAACATAGAGTCAGCAACAGCACTTAATCCTTCTTGCCAAGCTGATACACCACTAGCTATACCCAAGTGTACAGCACCTTCAGTCATATCACCTGTTCTAGTCCCTAAAAATTTAGTAACTGTATTTACTGCATCAGATTTAGCATCAACTCCACGCTTACCAAATTGAGTAGCTATATTCTTTATACCCTTTGTTGCACCACCAGCTACTAACATTGGTACAGACTTGCCCTTAGCCTTCATCATTAAGTTACCAATAGTCTTAGCCCCTGCTAACTTAACTATACTACCTCCGGGTATATATCCAACAAATCCTGCTAAATGACCAAGGCTCCTTGCTATTCTTTCCCAAGAAGTATTGGGTAAGTTTTCAGGTTTACCATGGTCTACATCAAGTGTTGTGAATCCGTGAATAAAACCCTTACCAGCTTGTGATAAGAGACTCCCAAAGGAGGTTTCTGCCAGAGCTATGTCTGGGCTTTCTACTTGATAATGTTTAGCGTGGTCTCTTAAGAGATTAGCTTGGTCGTAATCAAATTGGTCTGGTGTTTGTTTATATTGCTCTAGAAGGGCATTAGTAGTTTGCGGGTCTAGAGTAGGTTGAAATCCTAATCTTGGCATTAAATTTATTTCTTTGAATAATGGTCATATACCCCAGCACCAACTCCTCCAATTATGGCAAGAGCATCAATAGGTGTTAATAAACCACCATCTACAAGTTGAGATGCTAAAAATGTTTGTCCAGTTCTTTTTGCAATTGACTTTAATAAAGAAGGTGCAATACTACCAGCAAGAGACCCTACTTGTGCCCCTGTTTCACCACCTATAGACTTACCAATTAATCCACCTAATTCTCCCCCGCCAATTGCAGAACCAATTCCAAGGCCTGTTCTAGCTAAAGCTCCTTTTCCTATATTTTTATTTATATTCTTAGATTTTGATTTTAATGGTCTTTTAATATCTCTAATGTCTTTTTCCATTTGAGTCCTACCACCGGGTCTACCTACGCCTTTAGTAGCAGACTCATAAGCACCATCTTTTTTAACAAGGTATTGCCTCATTTGATAATTAGCTTTTCCACCTAATTTTCTTACCTTTTCTATTTTTGCCTCTATCTTTTTTCTAGCTTTTTTCTTTTTAGTACCTTTTAATTCTTTTCTTAGGGCTGTTAATTGTTTTTTATATTTATTTCTATTATCAATAAGGCTCTGTCTTTTGTCTCTTATAGCTTGTAAATCTTTATTAGATTTTATAGACTCCATATATGATTTTTTAACTCTGCCACTACCAAATCTTCTACCTATTTCACCAGCAACAGCACCACTACCTAACACACTAGCTCCTAATAAAGTACCAGCCCCCGATTTAGTAAGGTCTCCTCTAGCAACAGCCTTTTCTAGAAAATCAGGAAGAAAACCTATTTCTTCTTGGTCTGGATGATAACCTAAAGCTCGTAATTGCTTCCTAGTTGCTTCATCAGTAGCATTATACCAGCTTTTAAATGCCTTATCACCCTTATCAACAACTTTCCATATATCGCCAGAACTAGGATTTTCAACATCAAGTCCAAGTTCTTCCATTCTTCTTGTTATTGCCTCACCTATCTTCTGGTCTCTACTTCTTGCTTGTTGAGTTATATATGCTTTAACATCATCAGCTGTAGCAGTAGGGCCAAATACTTTTCTTAGGTCTTTCATTTTTTTTGAACCACCTAATTCATTAAAATGCTCTTTTACTGACTTAGCTTCTAAACTTAGTTTAACTTTACCAGTAGTAGGGTTAATAACATCTTCAGAGGCTACACCTAGCAATCCTTGTCCTTTTAGCTTTGATACAAACTCATCATTTCTTTGCATCTGTTTTTGTTCTTGAAGTCTTTGCATTGCTTGATTAATGTTATTAAACATAGCATTGGCACCCTGACTTCCTTGATTTGCTGGATTAAATATAGCCATTACTTATTTGGGTTTGTTATTCCTGTTGCCGCTGATAGAAAAGGCATGACACCACCACCTGCAATCATTCCTGCACCAGCACCTAGTAGTCCTGTCATAAACTGACCTCTTCCTTGAGCTTGATTTTGTAATATATTAGCATTACTAACATTTAAATCGCTTTGCATTT